TATAAAGAGAGTAAACCGAACAAGTCAAAAAAATAACATCTTATTGACAACGTATAGATAATAGTGTATTATATAATTATAATTGAACATTAGTATGGCAAAAGGATTTACTGTTAAATCAGCTGCAGCAAAAGCAAAAAAACAGGCAGAAACACCAGAGTGGGATTACGATAAAGCAAAAAGAATGATAGCAGGTAAGACAGTCGTATTCTGTTTACCAGGTCGAGGAGTATCATATACATTTTTAAAGAACTTTGTCACACTATGCTTTGACTTAGTTCAAGCAAAGGCAAGTATACAAATATCACAAGATTATTCATCAATGGTAAATTTTGCCCGATGTAAGTGTCTTGGTGCGAATGTTCTTCGAGGTCCTGATCAGTTACCTTGGGATGGTAAGTTAAAATATGATTACCAGTTATGGATAGACTCAGATATCGTGTTCAATGTAGAGAAGTTCTATCAGTTAGTTTTAATGGATGAAAAGATTGCATCAGGTTGGTATTGTACAGAAGATGGTAAGACTACATCAGTTGCTCATTGGTTAGATGAAGATGACTTCAAAGGTAATGGTGGAGTCATGAATCATGAGACACTAGACTCAATCGCAAAGAGAAAGAAACCATTCACAGTGGATTATGCAGGTTTCGGTTGGCTCCTAATCAAGCATGGTGTCTTTGAAGATGAACAAATGAAGTATCCTTGGTTTGCTCCGAAGATGCAAGTATTTGAATCTGGTGCTGTACAGGATATGTGCGGAGAAGATGTCTCATTCTGCTTAGATGCAAAAGAGGCAGGTTTCCGTATCATGTGTGACCCTCGTATTCGTGTAGGACATGAAAAAACCAGAGTTATATAGTATCTCTTATAAAGGGAAGGTTCTTCATAAAGACCTTTCGAGAGATGAGTATTTTGAGAAGATGCAGGACTTAGCAGATGAGTTCTTTGAGAATGGTACACCGCATCCACTCGAACTTGACACAGACGTAAAGAATGTACCAGAAGATTTTAACATAGAGGATTATCAGTAATGGCAAAAACATACAGTATGGGTGGCAAAACAATTGAAAGTCGTCCGAAAAAAACTCGTCAAGGAAACGGAAAACACTCGAAATATTCCGCTACACCCCGTAACTCGGCTCGTAAAAGACCAAGAGGGCAAGGAAAATAGATGTCTACGTTAATTGCGAACCTACCTTCCTACGAAGTATGGGTAAGAAAAGAATATTTGACCGATCATAAGAGTGGTCATGGTGAATTTGTGAAAGGAGTCTGGGTATCTGCGAAGAGTATACCTGGTCGTGCCTTTTATTTTGAGACTTACTTACCAGAATACGCTGCAATGTTTGATAAATTGCCAATTTCTGCGTTTACAAGTGACCCTGAGACACCAAAACCCGATATGACACTGCATAATTTACAGTTTTGGAACTGTATGGACTACGGAGTCGTTGCAGTTCAGAAACAATTTATCGGTTCAATGCACTATGAAGTGATGACAAGGGATTATGGCAACCAAACTGGCACATATATTTGTACTTTAGACAATTATCACTCAGATGTAGACGCAATTGACTACTCAACAAGTGAACAACCTGCTGAACATAAGTCTCATAACCTTCTCGAATTGGATAATGGACAGTTTTGTCTCTATCCAAACAACAGAATGCGTATCTATGATAACAGTATTACACCAGAAACACCAAAAGTACCCGATTTTAAGGTTTCAACTGTATATTATCAGGTAGAAAACGGACATGATCGTGATGGATTGGGTTCAGAAGAGAATTATTTTTGGAAAACAGCAAAAGAAAGGTCTAAAAAAGACGAAATTGAACCAGAATTAGGATAAATAATATTATTTACAAAAAAGTGTCATAAATAAAACAGGAAAACTCTTGTTAATATGGCAATAAAGCGGATTTCAAGGGAATTTAAGGACATAAGTTTGTCTTTTACCCCTCATCCAATCACAAAAGACCTCACAATTCTCAAAAATGAGAATGCAATCAAGAAGTCTGTAAGAAATTTAGTGCAAACTATCCCTACTGAGAGGTTTTTTAACTCTGCAATAGGATCTGAGGTGCGTGATAGCCTATTTGACTTCGTAGATTTTGGAACTGCGTCTGTAATTCAGAACCAAATTCAAATTACACTTGAAAACTTTGAACCTAGAATAGATAATGTGTCAGTTGAAGTCACTCCGAAACCAGATACTAACGAATTTGAGGTTACGGTGTTCTTTACTATCATTGGACAGGACATTCCTACACAAGAATTCACATTCATGCTCGAAGCAACAAGATAAATGCCTTTTACCAAGTTTACAAACCTCGATTTCGACCAAATTAAGACTTCAATTAAGGATTACCTCCGTGCAAATTCAGATTTTACGGATTTTGACTTTGAAGGATCTAATTTTTCAGTTTTAATTGACACATTAGCATATAATACTTACATAACAGCATTTAATTCCAACATGATTGTGAATGAGTCGTTTCTAGACTCTGCCACAGTTCGTGAAAATGTGGTTTCTCTTGCAAGAAACATTGGATATGTACCCAGATCAAGAACTGCTGCTCAAGCAACAGTATCTTTTGACTTTACAACCTCTGGAAACACACCAACAGTCACTCTTCAAGCTGGTTTAGTGTGTGTAGGTTCAGCAAATGACACTTCATATGTATTTTCAATACCAGAAAGCATTACAACCACCACAACTCAAACTTTTGATGCGAATGGTAATGTTATAAGTAGCACTGGATCATTTGATAACATAGTTGTATATCAAGGAACTTATCTATCAAAGACTTTTATAGTAGATGGTTCACTAGATCAAAGATTTTTACTTGAAAACTCATTTATTGACACTTCAACTATTAAAGTTTATGTAAAAGGTGCTGCTGATACTGGTCTAGGAAAAGAATATCGTAAAGTAGACAATATATTAAACATTACTGATATATCAGAGACATATTTAATACAAGAAATTACTGATGAGAGATATGAATTGTTATTTGGTGATGGTGTATTTGGTAAAAAACTAGAAAATGACTCCATTATCACCGTTTCTTACATTGTGACAGATGGTACTGAAGGGAATGGTCCTGCTCTGTTTAGTTTTGCTGGTAGTGTAGTGTCTTCATCAAATCAGATATCTCTACCGTCAACTACACCATCAATTACAACTGTCTCAGCGGCAGCTAATGGGGGTAATATAGAGTCAATTGACTCAATTAAGTACTTTGCACCTAGACTGTATTCATCGCAGTATAGAGCAGTTACAGCTAGGGATTATGAGTCTGTAATACAACAAATATATCCTAATACTGAGTCAGTTTCTGTTGTTGGTGGTGAAGAACTTGACCCACCAGAGTTTGGAACGGTCTTCATTACAATAAAACCTAAAAATGGTGAATTTGTATCTGATTTTGATAAACAATCAATCTTATCAAACTTAAAGGGGTATACTCTCGCAGGTATCAATCAAAAAATACTTGATCTTAAATTACTCTATGTTGAATTAGATTCATTTGTTTACTATGATCAATCAAAAGTAACAACTGTATCTGAATTAAAAACAAATATTACAAATGGACTTCTAACTTATGGTTCATCTGCTGATCTTAACAAATTTGGTGGAAGATTTAAATATAGTAAGATGTTAAACATTATTGATAACATTGATAATGCAATTACATCAAATATAACAAGAGTTAGAATTAGAAGAAACCTTAAAGCATTGACAAATCAGTTTGCACAATATGAATTATGTTACGGTAATAGATTTCATATTAATCCAGAGGGTAAAAACATAAAAAGCACTGGATTCACAATTGAGGGTCAGACTGACACAGTATATTTTACTGATATACCTAATAAAAATAGTGATGGGTCATTAGATGGAAGTGGAAAAGGTGTCATAGCGATTGTAAAAGGTGATAATGAACTATCACAAGGTCAGTTGATTGTTGCTTCTGCTGGAATAGTTGATTATATTCATGGAGAGGTGATAATATCAACCGTTAACATAACTTCTACTCAGAGATCAAACAATATTATTGAAATTCAGGCGTTTCCCGAATCAAATGATGTTATTGGACTTAAAGATTTATACCTCAGTTTTGCGGTTGGAGATAGTTCCATAAATATGGTTAAAGACACAATTACTTCTGGTGAACAGATATCAGGTGTCGGATATAAGGTTACATCAAGTTATGCAAATGGAGCATTGGTAAGAGGATAATATGATAACCACTGGAATTGATAAAAGAGTCAAAGTCCAACAGATAATTGAAAACCAAATACCTGAGTTTTTAATATCTGAAAGTCCAAAGGCAGTAGATTTTCTAAAACAGTATTACATATCCCAAGAATATCAGGGAGGTCCGATTGACCTTACTGATAATTTAGATCAGTACATAAAATTAGATAATTTAACACCTGAAGTTGTTGTTGGGGAAACAAAACTAACAAGTGATATTACAATCACCGATACCACTGTAAATGTTAGTAGTACCAAAGGGTTTCCAAATGAATATGGTCTTTTTAAAATTGAAAATGAGGTCATAACATATACTGGAATTACAACTAATAGTTTTACAGGATGTATTCGTGGTTTTAGTGGCATTACAACATATCATCATGATAATAATCCGTCAGAATTAGTATTTTCAGACACAGTAGCAACAAATCATGAAAATGATGCAACTGTTGTTAATTTAAGTGCACTTTTTCTTAAAGAGTTTTATAAAAAGACAAAAAAATTACTTACACCTGGTTTAGAGAATGTAAATTTTGTTAATAATCTTGATGTAAGCAATTTCATCAAAAATTCAAAATCTTTATATCAGTCAAAAGGAACAGAAGAATCATTTAGAATATTATTCAATGTATTATATAATGAAACACCTAAAATTTTAGATTTAGAGCAATATTTAATTAAACCATCAACAGCAGAGTATATAAGAAGAGAAATAGTTCTTGCAGAAGCACTTTCTGGTAATCCCATTCATTTAGTTGGTCAAACTATCGTAAAAT